CAACATTAAGTTTAGCTGTATTGCCGTGATTCCACAAACGTAGATTTGGTTCAAACTCAATAATAGGACGTTTAGCTCGTGCTGTCTGGTCTAGCTCGATTGGTTGATTATTAATATTTGCACTTTTTTCAATAACCGATTTATGGAACCAGCGATTGTATCTTGCCCATGCATTTCTACTAGTGTCTCTTCTGTTTATACAAATATAATCCTTGTATCCTGCATAACTTCTAGCATTACTCCAAGGAACACGGTCAAATCCGTTTACATCAAACGGTACTTGTGTGTCTTGTGTAAATATAGCCGGCACTTCAAGATCACTAACTGGAACTAGTTTGATAGATGTGCCTACTCCTTCAACATAGTATAGTCCTTGTGCATATGTTGCTGGCGTTACATTGCCTTGAAAATACACTTTCATGCCATTTGACATATTCCAACCGTTGATAGTTGTGTATGTTTTTTTGCCTATGATTTCTTCGTCTACATTTATGTCACTATTTTCTTCAATATCGTATACATTAAACACACCACTGTTGTCAATATCGTTTTGACTAACATAATAAAGATTTTCAGGAGCGTCTCCTGGTACTGTAAATTCAATGACGCCGTTTTCAATAAATCCATCTTCTAAATAATCTTGTGGATTTACCAATGTGTCGTCTACATTTTCATGTGTTAGTAAAACACCTTCTCGATACAATGTACTAACTAATGTACTATCTTTTGAATATTCAACTTTTTTCTGTCTGCTTGTTGCAAAACTAATAGGATGGCCTGGAACGTTAACTTCAAATCTATATGTTTGACCTCTAAACAACTTTATACTTTTATTACGTGTTACTCCATCAGGCGAAAATACATAGGCTGTATTATCATCGTCGACAACAGTTTCAATAGTAAATGTACTAACTACTTGTCTACTCTGTCCTCTAATAGGAACTTCCTGCGGGCCGTTAGGTAGCCAGTAGTATTCTCTAAAGTTAGTAAACTTATCAAAATCAATATGTGGGTTCCAAGCATAAAACTCTTGAGCAAAAAGTTTGTCGTGATTTTTGATATTGCCGCCGAACGCACTTATCTGTCCTAGTATATCTACATAATCAGCATCAAACTCTACATTTCCAAGATTATCCTGAACAATAGCAAACGGTTCTAACTGATAGTTTTCTCTGTTAGAGTTAATATCACTAATATAACTATCTTGAGTAGTAACTGCTTTAGCAGTTCTACTTCCAACAAATCCGTTAATCTTTTCGACAACACCTGGGTTGGTTAACTGATCAACTGTACTACCTAAAAACTTTTTATTTGCATTAGTTCTAAAATATCTTGGAAGCAAAGAAGCCGAAGTTCTCTTTGCACTAGAACTTCCAGGTACAGGATATTCATTTTGATCATCATTGTATGACATTAGTAATTATTTCCTTCAGTAATGGTGGTTGTCGAAGTTGTTGTACTTTGAACGCCTGTGTTTAAAACTTCGTTACTTGTAATAACATTTGCAGTTGCTTTAAGTCTTGATGCAGTAATACTATCAATAACTTCAATATCACTAACACTTGCACTACTAATCAATATTTCGTCATTTTCACTTTTTAGTTCGTACATACTGCCAAACGATTGTGTTTCACTTTTTGGTACTAGAACAATACTACTTATATCAGGTGCAGTTTGCTTCATAATATATGCTGCTAATTCACTAAAATAAAATGTTTCGCCAAAGTCCCAGTTTTCTAATGCAAAGAACTCGTTGATACTATCAACAACTCGTGATTTTATATCATTGTCATTTACAACACGATTTGTATTTTTTACTATTTTAAATGTTGCTTGCACATCAGTATCACTTTCAGAACCAAATAAAGATTTATATTTTACAGGATGATATATTACTTCATCACTGATTGATTTGATCTTTTTAATATCATTGCCAAAATCTAAAAACAGTGAATCACTACTAGGTGGCAATGGCTTAGTTGTAATATCGCCTTTGAGATATTTTCTATATTCAATATCATAAGATTTTGTTAAAATATACAAGTCAATAATGTTACTACTACTTGGATCAATGCGACGATTTTCGGCAGCGGCATGTCTGTAATCAAATCTAATATTATCTCTGCCTTTGTATGCTTTGTAATCAATGGATAGTTCTAATCCTGTTTGTAGTGCATTAAACTTTTTAAATACATCAGTACTACTAATATAAAATATTGTTGCAGCATCATACGAACTGTATGCTCCGATTGCTGCTTCAGTTTGTTTTACTACAATATTTTCTGCTGCGGCACTAACATATTCATAAGTTTCGACATCATTTTTTTCAAACTTTTTAGAAAATATATATTTTGTGTCTGGCAAATAAGCAGGTGCAACAATATTTGTAAATAGATCAGGATCGTCAATCACTCCATCGGCATCACTATCAGTAAATCCTATTTCTAGTTTTTTACTATCTACATACCCATCTGCACTTCTGTATTCTTTAACAACTTGCCACTTCCAATCTTGGTTAAACGGTGTTAATAAATCAGGCTTATTATTATTACTTAAAATACTAATACTATCAGTAACAATCTTACCAACTTTACTATCGTATATACGATCATTGCCATCAAAGTAAAAACGTATTTGTTTGTCACTTTCGAATACATATCTTACAGCACGGCTAGTTACTGTATATTTTTCACCATCAGTTTCAAATAAGAAAATCCAACTAGCATCTTGATTTGTGCCAGTAGCATCTCCAGTTTTTCCAGTATCAAATACACTGGTTGTATCAAGATTGCTGTTTGTAATAACTTTCCAGTTGGTTGTTTCAACATCATAACGCAATCCAAATGTTTTAAATGCAAATGCCTGATCAACCATTTGTGATAATGTATCATTTACAATAGTATTATTTAATACCGGAATAATTTCTGAAAGTTTACTAGTACTAGGAACTTCATCATTTAATATAATAGGTCCTAATGTACTATCAACATTACCTATTGTTCCATTCTCATATACACTTATAATTTTAGTCCATATATATTCTTTATCACCTAGTGCAGATACTTCTCCTAAGACCAGTTTATTGTTTTTGTCGTAATGATATCCTGCTGGAGGAGTAAACTTAACCAAACTTCCAGCAGCAACAAACTTCATTGTTGTAGCAGTAAAACTTGATACTGCAACTGGTATAGAAAACTGATCTTGGAATAGTCCACTACTTTGATTTGTTTCATTTGTTGTGGCATTCCATGTATAGTTTAAATCAACAATACTTGCATTTCTACTAAAGTTTTTATAATAAAAGTTTTTAGTTTGTGTATTCTTTATTATTTCTAATACTCGATTATTAATAACTGCTTCAATGTCTGTTTTTGAAACAAAGTTAAAACTAAATTTGTTTGTAAGTTCTTCTGTAAAAATACTTCCGTCATCGCCAAACATCAAAGTGTTACTGTACTTTCCAGTTGCATCACGTAAATCGTAATATCTACTAATACCACTACTTGTTCTGTTTACACTTTTTGTTTTAATAATCTGTTGGCTTACACCCAAAGGTCCAATATTATAATCTTCGCCAGTTATCAAACGATTTTGTGTGTAATATGTACTAGGTGCATTTGTTTGAATACTTTCATTAGTTTCTGATTGATCTGCATTTGAAACAACTGATTGTAGTTCTAAAACTATGTTAAGTGTTTCTGCTGAGTTATTTTTACTAATGTAAGGAACTTGAATTTGTATTCCTGTCATATCAGCTGGATTTATATTAAACTGTGCATTTGCTGATATTCTATAATAAACTTTAAAATCGCCCTTTGGTAATGTTCCAAAAGTTCCGTCACTAAACACAAGACTTATTCTATCGCTTACACGACTTAGAACACTATACAAATCACGAACACCTTTGGTAACACTGTTGTAAACAATGTTATTACCTTCTGTGCTTTCAACTTTTTGCCATAACGCTTCTTCGTTTCCGTTGCTGTCTAACTTGTAAAGCCAAACATCACTGTTGTTGATGTTATCGCTGTCAATGTTTACAGTTGTATTTGGAACAGGATTTAATATAGAGAATGTATTCTCTTGTATACTACCTTGTCTAAAGTGCATAAAAAATCCACTGTTTGAACTTCCTGCACCTTGGCCGTTGTCTCTATATAAAAATGCTAGTTTATTTCCAGGAAACGGTTCTTCTTCGTATATTGTTGTAGTATCTGTATCAATATTAGTACTAACAATTTCAAACTTGCGTGAGGTGTCATCTATGTTTTTTGTAAAACTATATATAGGCAACCCTGTATTATTTGCACTAAATCTATATTGTTCAGTTGTTACGCCATTTACAATAGCTTTTTTAATAGGGCGGCCAAATGTTGAGTTTGCTGGCAACGCAGCATTCATAATCTTAATAAACTGTTCGTACCAATCCGAGTTAGTAGGATCATTCCAAATAATACTTTGATTAGACAAATTGTTGTTATTAGCATCGACTACATCCTCTGTGGTACTAACACTTTCAATTTTTAATAATCCGTTGGCTGGAATATTTCTATTTGCATTATAACTAATAAGCCTTGCCAAACGGAGAATACTTTCTCTACGGTCAGCAGTTTCAATAAAGTTTTCTCTAGCATTTAGGTCAGTACGGAAAGCAAGGTTTTGTCCTAGAAATGCAATAAGATCAATAAGTGCAAGATATTCACTGGATTCGATATAATCATTAAAATCTTCTGGATAGTTTTCACGGATATATGTAATCATAGTTCTGCGTAGATTATCAAAGTCGTAACTTTGGAAATCTGCGTATCTAAAACTTTGATATATTGTTTTCCAGTCTTCAGCTAGTAGAAGTCTGTTTTGCCTATCTGTCGTTGACATTCGCGGTTCCTCACTTTATAGTATATTTACCTGAAGTAAAAAACTGCGTACTTTAAATTAATCCGTTGTCTTGATCAAACTTTATACGCATACTTTCGCTAATGCTGTAAGGAATGTAAGTCAACGAACAGTCAATCTGTATACCGCTTTCGTAACTGTCAACGATTACACTATCAACATTAACTCTTGGATCGTAGTTGACTATTTCTGTTACATCTTCAATAATAAGTTGTTTTAAGTCATCAGTAAATGGTTCAAACAACACATCCCATATAATAGTTCCAAACTCTGGATTCTCAAGTTTTTCACCTTGACGAATATGGAAATGATTTATAATATCCTGCTTGATTATACTAATATCATACAAGTTAAATCCTTTAGGATTAGCTACTGTGCTAACTCCTCTGTATTGTTTGGAAACCACAGGAGGACTAGTAATATCGTTTGATACTGTTACATTTTTGTATAAGGGTTTTTCATTTGTAGCCATATTGTATTTATCTTGCTATCATATAGTTGAATGCGGCTTGGCTTTCGGCAGGTAATTTTATTAGTTCGGCAGATCTGTTACTAGGATTCAACTCTACTATTCTGTCAAAATCGTATGATCCTATTTTAAAAACTTGTCCGTCTACTACAATACCTAATATCGTATCTTCTTTTGCTTTTTCTTCAATACTTATTCCGTATCCATTGTTCTTTTTAACAAGTTTAGTTCCAAACTTTTTAGCACATCTTTTACAAGCAGTTGCTACATTTGCAAATGTAGGATCGTTTGTTGTTTTAAATGTTTTCTTATCTATTTGTTTGGCTAAACTTGCCATGTTATTAAGTTGACCTACTGGATTATCATTGAATATAATATCGTTGGCTATTTGTTTGCCTGCTTTGCTAGTAACTCTCGGCTTATTGAATATTTTTCCAACTAGATTTGCTCCTACTTGTGCAGCGGCGCCGCCTAATACTTTTTGTAAATCAGGTGGTAAACTGTTTAGTGCTCCTGAAAGATTTTTTGTAAAATCACCAACACCACGACTAAACTGATCAAACACTGGGCCTACTCCTGGTATGCCTGAAATAGCTGCTCCTAGGCCGCCTGCTAGTTTTCCGGCCATATCTCCTAATGCACCAGATACTGCTCCAAGTGCATTTCCTATAGCACCATCGATAGCTCCTAAAGCACTCCCTAATGCACCGGACAATCCTGTACTTGATAGTAAGTTACCCATTACACCAGGAAGTTTTCCTAGTATTCCTCCAAGTGCTGATCCTGCTATACTACTTAATCCGCCTTGTAGGCCTTGTAAAAAACTATCTTTTATGTAATCAACTGTGTTAGTAGTTGCATCTTGTATTTCTGTTCTAACCTCTGCTGGATTAGCTGCGTTTGTTCCGCCAGCGTAGGTATTAGTAACAGAAGAACTACCAGTAGGAGCACCAAAATTTCCGCCAGGTACTCTTATACCAGCAATAGCAGGAATATTACCAGCTGCAAGAGTAGCAGGACTAACAAATCCTAAGTTTTCAACAAATGCAGCCGGGTTTGAAATACCTTGTAGTGCACCTGCTGCGCCAGCTAGTTGTCCTGATATTGACCCAAATACTGCTCCTGCTGCGCCTTGAAGCGCACCTTCTATATTACCAGACTGTATGCCGCCGGCTATGCCGCCAACAAGTGCTACTGTAGGCAATGGTGCATTAGCTAATGCTTGATTTATTCCCTGCACCCCTCGAGATATTGATTCTCTAACAATAGGCTCAGTCAACTGAGAGTTGTTTATTGCAAATGCTACCATACTGCCCTCCTAGTAGTATTTATTCCTCTTTTCCTAGCTCGTTCATTGGTGTTCTATCGGTGTGTACTGGACGTTCATCCATATGAAGGTCTTGGCTTTCTGTATCAACTGCTTCTGTTTTATCTGGTGCTGTTTCTAGTGGGTTCCAGTTTTCGTGGCCTTGCCATGGTTCGTGTTGCGGAACACGCTGCGGGAACTTGGCTTTTATCGATACTTCTGCTTCTTCTGCTTCCGGTGCAGCAGGCCCGTTGAGATGTATATCACCGCCTGATATTGTTGTGTTTGTTGCACCAATACTAAAGTCACCTCCGGCTGTTACTTTTGTTTCAGCACCGGACTTGAAGTTACTAGCGGCTGCTGACGTAATGTTTACACCGACTGCACTGTTTATATGTGTGTTACCTAATGTTGAAATTTTGCCATCAACACCTACTAATACTTCCCAATTAACAGCAGCACTTTGATATATGCTTTCATTTACAATCATATTGATGTTTCTGCCGGCTTCAAAATTTATATCTCTATCTGCTACAAAGTTGAAATCTGTTTCTGTATGAAAACTAATACTATCTTTAGCATAAACATCAAGTTTGCCATTACTTGACATTTCAATCCATGCTGTTCCTCTGCTGTTATTGATATAGATTAGATCTTCACTGGTGTTGATCATTATTTGTGCACCAGTACGTGTTCTAAATCGTATCATTTCGTTTGCAGGGCGTGTAACATCGCCGCCAGTTTCGCTTGCTTCTTTGTTTATGTATTTGTAAGGAGTATCTTCAGGAGATCCTTCTCGTATAAGTTTGTCGTCACCGTCATCAATAACAAAACTACTACTTCCTAAACGGTTTACATGCACTGTTGCTTGGCTTTCTTTTAAACCTATTCTGCCTTGCGGTGATCCTCCACGCTTGTCAACAGGCCCCGGACTACTTAATCCAAGTACTGCACTAGGAAATTCACGTTGCGCACTACTAGTTGTTATTCCTCTAATATCATCTTCAACTAATCCTTGTTCTTTTAGTTGATTGATAAAATCTTCATTAACAGGTCTTTTGTATTTTACAGGATTATTGGTTTGTATTTTTGTTATTTTTTTGTTGTATTCGCCAACTGGTAGTTTTTTACCTTTTAATTCTTTTGGTACTGGGCCGCTGGTTTGTTCTGTACTAGGCTGGCCGCCAGGCAACATAAATGTCATACCTCTTTCAGGTACACATCCAAACCAATAACCAAACTCTCTGCTTCCTTCTACAAATGTACACAATACTAATGTGCCTGGGTCTGGCGGAATGGCCCAAAATCCATAACTTTTTTGTGTATTTGAATACGTATCGTTTTTTCCTAAATGTTGAGCACCTGTAACTCCATAAAATGGACTTGCATAATAAACTATCGACGTTTGACCTAAGGTTTCTCCAGCTGTTCCTGCTTCACTTATTTTTAAAAGTTCAACTTCTAGTGCTCCGAGATACAAAGGATCGGCATGTTTAATAACTCTAGCCAAATATGGGCCGGGCTTAGGAGCAGGTTGTCCGTTATCAACCGATCTTGTTTGTTCTGCTTTTATTGGTCCATTGTTTTGCATTTAACTATTAAATCCTGTGTTTAATTGACTTGCTTTGTTAGCATCTTGTACT